AATACATTTTCATTAGGACTTTGTCCTTGTTCCGAGCCGCCTTGTTCTTTAATGTCGTTGAGAATTGATAAATATCTCTCTTTACTCATCTCCAACAACTTCCTTAGTATATTCTATATCATCAATACCCACATTACCAGTTTGGTATTGTAGAATAGATTTTTCACAAATCTGTTTGTATAGATGATTACGAAGTCCGTCGTTAGTTTCCATTAACTCTTTAAAGTCTTTTGATTGGAATTTATATTCTTTTTTACGATATTCTAAGGTATACCAAGCACCAGCTGATTTTACCAACTTGTGTTCTTTCATTACACCTAACCAACCGCCATAGTTATCAATTCCAGAATCAAAATACATATCGTAGTCTGCGTGTCTCAAAGGTGGCCCTAATCTGTTTTTCACAATTTGAGCTCTACACTTCATACCCAAGACATTCTTTTTCTTAGTGTCTTTGATTTGTCCCATATTTTTTAATCTAACACGGGTTGAAGCGTGAAATGGTAGTGCTTTACCACCACTCGTAGTCCACGGGTCTCCAAACATAACACCTAGTTTTTGTCTTAACTGATTTGTAAAGACAAGTGCTACTTTTTGACGACCAATCATTTGAGTTATCTTACGAAGTGCTTTTGAGATAACGATTGCTTTTGTTGTTGCGTATCCGTCTTTACCAAAGTCTGCTTCTATTTCAACTTTTGTTGATGTAGCCGCTAGTGAGTCCACCAAGATAGTTACTAATCTATCTTTGTCTGATTCACGAACTTTGGTAATGATATCTTCAATGGCTTCAAATATATCTTCAACACACTCGAAGTGCAGATATAATAATTTACTAACATCAACACCAATAGCTTCCAAGAAATCTCTACTGACTGATGTTTCTGTATCCATATAAACTGCGATACCACCTTTCTTTTGAGTTTCTGCAAGTATGTGAGATGCAAGTAATGATTTACCACTTGATTCCAATCCATTGATTTCTGTAATTCTACCAACGGCAATACCCCCGTCTTCACGATTAGAGATTGCTAAATCTAACATTGAAGACCCTGTTGAAATAAAGTCTTTAATGTCTGTTGGTGTATCATCACTTCCGTCAAGGAAATACGCTACTTTGTTGTCTTTGAACTTTTTGTTCAGGTTATCGGCTATGACATTAGCCAAATCGTCTTTTACTGACATTTTCTACTCCTTAGTTATTGAATAAATCGTCAAATTGTTGACTAGCATCTTGAACTTTTGAAGCTGATTCTTTTTTAGCTTTATCTTCTGCTAGTTTTTTATCGAACTCATTTACTGGTTTTTTTGGTTCTTCTGTTGAAGTTTCAGTTTCAGTTGATTCTTCATCAGGATTTAACCACTCATTCAAGACACTTGTCAAATCTTCGTATGACAACTCTTGATAGATATCAGTAATTTCTTTTTGAGTATTTTTAATTCGTTCCAATATATTAGAGTCCTCAGTTATCGGTGTTTGATTAGGTTTAACTCTAATTGAAGTTGAAGGAAATGATGCTCCTGTTTCTTCAGCAGTTTTAAACTCTAATGTAATATCACGACCATTTTTCGGGTCTGTAATGTCTCCGTAATCTGGGTCAGCTATGATTGAAAGAAGTTCTTGATAAACTGTCTTTCCAAATCCCCAAAACTTAACTCCTTCAGATTCTTCACCACGAACAATAACAGGTGCAAAAGTTCTCATCTTGGCTTCTAATTTTCTACCAAGATTGTAGTCATCTTTACTACCGGTTGTTTTTAGTCTTTGTGAAAATTCTTCAATCGGGTCTGGTCTACCGAAACTGATTGGTGAAAGATAGTTCTTACCACCTAAATTATAGTGAAAAAATAACTCTATAAATGGTGTATCTGGATTGAATTTGTAAGGAACTACTCTAACTTGTTGTTTTCCTGGTTGCGGTTTCCAAAGATTTGAAGTTCTCGTGTTGGTTGATTGTAACTGGTTTAACCTTTTTTTGATTGCGTTAATATCCATTTTGTTTCTCCTATTAATTAATTGTTAATTGTTTAATTGTTATTCAGTAATAAATATAAAGAACTTTTCTAAAATACCAAGCTATTTTACCATTCTCGAACATTTATTATTTTGAATATTTTTGTAGGGATAATATTCAAACCCTCTTCATTTGTCAATAGTAAATTGTTTTGATAGTTTTCCCACGGGATTGGAAATGACTTGTCCAATACTCCGTTGTTTAAACTTCTAATTGTTTCGTTTAATGCATTAATCGTGTATAATGTGTTGGATTGTTTTTTTCTATGTAAAGAGATAGTTCCGGATATGGCTTCATCTCCGTCATAATAATCTTCAACCATTTCTATATTGTAAGTGCAAATTAATTGACCTGCATCATCTTCGTTTTGAAACACATAAATTTTGTCAAATAAAATTGTATAAGAATCTATAATGGAATCAACAACAAGATTTAACTTGCTGTGTGTTGTAAAGGTGCATAATAATTGTGTTTTCATCTTAGCTCCATTTCGCACTCAACATTTCTAATGTTGCTTGTGTTGTTCCATTAAATCTAATGTTCATCTTTAAATCACCATTACCCAAATCATTATTCTTTACTTTGAAAGAAAATGTGATAGCTGCATTTGTATTTGTATCTGTAATATCTATTTTATTACCAACTATTTCTATACCACCACCAGATTCATATTTTTCTACTGATGTAGGTTTACCACTTTTATCACCTTTGACTTTGAAGAATGTTGGATTATATCCAGTTAAACTTAAACTATAAGCCGCTGCATCTATAAAAACACCCTCGTCATTTTTAAGTTTGTCTGCCATATAAGCAAACATTTTTAAAGAAGCGTATTTTTGATACACGAAGTTTGCTTTCTTTTCATCCATTAGTTCATTAGTATTAGCTGGTGAGTAATTATATTTTATCTTACCAGAAGAAAGTTTTGAACTTATGTTTTTTCTCCAATCTTCTATTTGTGGGATTAGAGCTCCTAGTAAAACTTCTGGGTCTTCTGTTTTTAATTTTTGTTCTGAACTAGTTAAATTGTAGTCAAAATCACTTGCTGAACCATCAAATTTTTTCAAATAGTTTTTACCTTTACCAGCTTGTGCTTTTGCTTGTTTTAATGAAACTGAAGCTAAACTTCCATCTGTTCCACCCCAATCAGAAACAAATAAACTGTTTATAGGCCCTATTTTTTGGTTGATTGAAGTTGTATTCATAGAATTAGCTTCGGATATAGCTTGTGCTGATTTATTTCCGTTCATCAAATAAACATCACCAGGATTCCATTTATCGGCTTTCATACCACATATTTTACTACCAGCAGTTCTTATTTTATCAAATGTTTTATCTCTTTCCCATTTCCAACTTGAATACTTACTTTTAATTGTAAGTGCTGAAGATAATGCATCATTTAAAGGGTTTAACACATTTGCTTTAGCATTATCAACTGGTAAACCTTTTAAATAATCTGCGAGTTTTGTTTTTACCGAACCTTTCTCACCTTTCATACTAGATATTGTGTCAAGTAATTCATTAACTACTTCTGATATATTTGATTTATCAACTGATTTTTTTATAGACGATTGAAAAAATGCTCCTACCATTCCCTCTTTGGTATCGGTATCCATTGCTCCAGCTCCACCTGATTTCTTACCGCCCTTAAATTCTATTCTTACTAATACCCCATCAATATCTTTTTCAATATGTCCAGCAGAAGAAAATTTATTTGAATTATTAAATTTTGTTTTTAAATCTCCTTTGAAGTCAGCAACTTCATCAAAAACCATATCTCTACCACCATTACCAATTTCTTTCAAAAATATAGTCACATCAACTCTTGGATTTTCACCACCCTTTTTTAAATTTACTGCGTTTGTTTTTTTAATTGAAGCTACTGGATTTAAAGAACTACGATTTAATTTTTTAACAAAGTCATTTGTAAACTTGTCTATTTTTTTAAATAGTTTAGCACCTTGTTTTTTATCTGTATATGAAATGACTGCTTTTTTATCAAATTTTGCCTCTGTAATATTACTCATAATTTCCATTATAACTTTTGTTGGTAGTTCCATATCTTTTAATACTTCACTCAACACAATCATATGTTTAGGATTGTTTAAATTGATTATTCCGTCATCTAAACGAAAAGACCATTCTGTTAGTATTTTTTTAATCATTAGTATCCTTGTCCTATTGAACCTGCAAAAGAACTTAAGTCGTTCATATGTGATTTATTGTAATAACCCATAGTTTCTTTATTAAATTCACCACCATAACTTACTTTTTTAACCGGTAGATTACCACCCAATGCAACAAAGATAGTTAATTTATCATCTCCGTCCAATACAAACAATTTACCTTTTTTGTCTTCAACTACAATTGGTGGTGTAAACTTTTTTGGTGGAACTGATTTTATTCCATCATAAATTTCTTTATAATTAAATCTTTCTTGTCCGATTAAATGAGAAACATCTTTAGCACTTCTTTTAATGGAAGGTATTTTAGAATTGTTTAACCTTATTAATTCTTTTTCAGAAAGATATTCAAGTTGGTCAAGTTTTTGTAACTTTGTCAACACATCATCTTTGTCTTTTGCAAACCCAGGCATTACTTCTTTATATTTATTGTTGTTTAAATATTCATCAGTAATACGATTCATTTCAACCTTTGTAAAAGGACGAATATGACGATACTTGACCATTTCCATTAATCTAATCATTTTAAATGACCTTTTGTTACTAAGTGTTTATTTATTTTTTGAAATCTTTTTTTCAATAAAAAATAATTATCAAAGAAATCACCTAACATTTTCTTTTCTGCTGGTGGTAGGTTTGACCTTTCATAATCTCTTAAATATTTAACTCCTTTATCAAATACCATATCCATACCACGAGTGATAGTTTTTTCTACTTTTGACCACTCTTTTGCACTAGTGGTGTTGTCTTGTTCTTTTACTAACTCTGTTAATTTAATCATCAAATTTCTCTGTTATGTCTTGTATTTTGTGATAATTCTTACCCCAAGCAACTTTTACCGGATAAGTGTTATTGTGTTCAATCGTTCGTTTAATTTTCTTTATAAAATCTATTCCATCTTCTTTGTGAAAATCAAACAAAAACGAATCATAACTATACAATACTATTTTTGTTTTCTTACCTTCTAATATTGGAAGTAAATCATCTAATACTTTCATATTGTTTTCAGTTTCTAACAATTGAATGCAATAATTAAACAACTTACTCTTATTAGTAAACCTAATATTCTTACCAATCTTTCTATTATAAATATCAGAAACTACAAAATTATTTCTTTTATACTCTTGCCATTTTTCATCAATATACTTCTGAACTTTGTTGAAGAATGGTATTTGTTTTGCTATTTTATAAGGTATTTCTCCATACAAATATTTAAAAGATAGTGATTTAGATTTATCATAATCAACCCCATAATGATTAGCTAAATATTGATGGACTGAACCCTCTGGAAATTTATATCCTACTATTTCTGCTATTAATCTTAAATGATATGCGTCATAATCCATTTCAATCATACAACCCTCATCACCATAACGACTAATATATTTTTGTCTTGTTCCGTCAGATTTATTTAATGCTGCGAAGTTAATACCACCGAAACGATTACTTGGTCTTCCTGTTGAAGTATAGATATTATATTCTGAATATTGGTATTCGTTATCGGTTGTGAATAATCCATTGTGTTCTATTTTGGTTAGATTATCGATAACATTTTGGTTATATTTTTGATTATTTTTATCATAATAATACAAATCTCTCATCTTTTTTACCAATTTTCTATTGTATTCCAAGTGTTTCATAATTGGTATATATCTGTTGATATTTTTTAAGTTATAGAAATTTATATTGAAAAAATCGTGTGAATTAGTCGTTAAATTATCAATGTAAAGTGGATTACCAGCCTCTAAATAAAAGGTCAAATTGGTATCATTTAGTGAGTTTAACGATAGGATATGATTGAAGGATTTCCTATTATAAATATACTTATTTTCTTTGTTAATGTCAAGAGCTTTTTCAACAAATTTTACATTTAAATCGTTATCTTGTCGTTGTTCTGAGTGGTTCAACACGATAATATTTTCTTGATTTGTAGATAACCATTTTACATACAATAACGATAATTCGTTTTGTATTGGATGCAGATTTTTATCACAAAGTGTTGGTATCAATACCATTTCACTATTTATGTGCGATTCAATAATCTCTTGTAGTTGCTTTTTATGTTGAACTATCATATAACCTTTATTTAGTAATAAATATAATCTAAAAAACTCAAATTACAAAGTTTTTTTAATAACCACCTCCACCTCCACCACCGGAAGAACCACCTGATGAACCACCACTTGAACCACCGGTTGAACCACCAGAAGTTGTAGTTGGTGAACTTGTGGAAAATCTTGATTGTTTATAAAATTTTATTGAATTTAATGGTAATTGTAAAGATATTCCAGGAAAAGAAATTT